GTATGTGTGTGATGATAGGTTTGAGGTTTTGGGATTGGGGGCACAATTATTAAATAAAAAAGATAGTTTAGAAACTTTCTATCAACCTGATAGTGTTCAAGAAATATTGGATTATTTACATGATTTTTATGGTGATAGTTTGGAAAGAGCAACAATTATCGGCCAAAACCTCAAATTCGATGCCCTAATCCTTAGGGAACATTTTGGAATCATACCTCGATACACAGTTGACATTCGTGACCTCAGCCGCCATCTGGATGCCCGCAACAAACACAGCCTTGAAGCCCTTGCAAAACGGTGGGGAGCACCAAAGCTCAAAGGAGACACCAAACAATTCAAAGGATTAAAGTGGGATTCAATGACAGAAGAACAGCGGGAAAAACTAATTGAATACGGCAAAGGTGACATTGAAATCGAAACCTTCCTATTCAAAAAACTTCTCCCGATGATTACAAACCCACAAATTGAACTTCCATTAGCAACCCAAACTTTGCATTTATATCTTAATCCACAAATTGAAATCGACTTTGAACTTGGCAAAAAACTCAAAAAAGAAATGCGGGCTGAAATGCTCAAGCCATTAAAGGATTTATATGATTTAGGAATTGATTGCAGTGAACAAGAAATATCAGGTGACATTTCTTTTCTAACTTTACTCAATCAACACCTCGACCAAAATGAACAGGTGCCAATGAAACCTGGTAAAAATGAAATGATACCCGCTCTTGCTCGTGAAGATGAAGGGATGAAATATTTGTTGGAAAAACACCACAATAAAAAAGTCCGGGCTTTGGCTGCTGCCCGATTAGCAATTAGTTCGTGGCCGTTGCATATTAAACGAGTTCAGAATTTGATGAACCAGGCCAAAATGCGAGGTGGAAAAATCGGAGCACCACTGACTTACTATGCCAGCCATACAGGGCGTTGGGGTGGAACAGAAGGTATAAATTTGCAAAACCTTGGAGGTCGGGGGCGTGGGGGACAAGGCACACACCCACTAATTCAACAAACTCGTCAAATGGTTTGTGCTCCTGATGGTTATATTTTTGGTATCCCTGATTATAGACAAATTGAAGCCCGCATACTTGCTTGGTTAGCGGGGCAGGATGATTTAACACAAAGTTTTGCAGAAGACCGAAGCCCCTATGCTGAATTTGCAACAGAGTTATTTCAATGCTCTGTCCGAAAACCAAAAGAAGATGATCCTGAACCACTTAAATCTATACTTGCAATTAAATATGGGTTTGGTAAAGATGCAATTCTTGGTTGCGGCTATGGGATGGGTTCACTGAAATTTTATGACCGCTGCCGAGCTAATTCTGATTTGCGGCCTGCGTTTGATTCAGGAGAATATGATTGGGATTTTATCAACGGATTGATTAAAACCTATCGGCGGAAATATTCTAAAATTCCTGAATTTTGGAAAGTTGTAGAAAAAGCGTGGAAGTTTGTTACTAAATATCCTGGACAAATACAGGATTATTTTGTTTCAGGAAAAACAATTTCCGTGCAATATATGAATATTCCTTGTGTTAAATTTTTAGAACCAATATTGAAATTTTATAACCAAAATGATACCACAACAATCCAACTTCCATCAGGCCGCTGTCTTTTCTACCCAAAAGCCAGTGTTAATAATCGGGGTGATTTACTCTACCGATGGGGCAAACTTTGGGGGGGTTCTATTACCGAAAATATTGTGCAGGCTGTAGCTCGTGACATTTTAGGTGAAGTTCTATTACAGTTAGAGAATGAGGGGTTTAATATTTTGTTGCACGTTCACGATGAAATTGTTTGTTTACTTTCTAAACCCAACGCAGATAAAGAGTTGCAACAAATGATTGAAATAATGGAAGTTGTTCCCGATTGGGCACGGGGGCTTCCGATTGCAGTTGAAGGGAAATTGAGTGAAAAATATAAAAAATAAAGTTCATTTTCTTAATACAATCCATTCCGATGATTTTGGGAATTATACCTATATGGTGTGTGGCGAATTGCGAACAGGTTTAATAGATTATACAACCAAAAAACAAAAAGTCACTTGTAAAAACTGTAAAAGAACAAAATTGTTTAGGGGGGTGAAAAAATGAATAAAGTAATTATTTCAAAACCAACCGAAAGTCGAAAACCAACACATAGGTTAGAAGATTTAATTTCTAATAATAGCCCAGAAACTGCTTTTATTGGTCAATGTGGGAATGGGCCACCACATGAACTTTATTTAATTGCTTATGAATGTGTTGCTTTAGCAAGATCACCAAACAGAACTTGGAGCGATTCTGATTGTAATGTTTGGGTTGATAGGTTTGTTAATTTGGAAATAAAGGAGATTTAATGCAACCACTAAGATTATCAGTCAGCACAATCCAAGATTTCAAAGCCTGCCCTTTGCGGCATTTGTATCGGAAAGAATATGGCTTACAACCTATTAGGGAAAAAGATTCAACCCGCATCGGCAAAATCTGGCATCGCTGCCACGAAATTCTTGAAATGATTCCACAAGGTAGATGTCCTGATTGTTTCAAACAAGAAGAATTGCAGCCGGATTGTTATTTATGTCAAGGTACAGGAGTTTTGCCTACTGATTTAATGGATGCTGTAGTGCGATATTTGAATGTCACTTATGCTGAAGTGCCTGAAGGCAAAACCCATGACCAATGGGAAACCGAGCGGATAATTGTACTCTATAGTTTATCCGGCTATTGTTGGCTTTTTCCCGATTACCATAAACGATTTAAATCAATAGCAAATGAAATTTGGTTTGAGATTCCAATTTTCAATCCAGACACCGGCAAGAAAATGTCAAAGGCCGTTGAAGTTGGAAAAGTAGATGGAATTATTCAGGATGTTAATACAGGTCTTTATTATATCAAGGAACGAAAAAGCACAAGTTGGTCAATCGAGGGCACAAAATATTGGGATAGACTAAAAGTTGATTCTCAAATCACTGATTATCTGCGGGCTGCTCGGATTTATCAAATAGCCGGACGATTGGAAAAATTTGGAATTATGCGGGATGAGCCATTGATTCAGGGGATTTGGTATGATGTTTGGCGGAAGCCGGAAATTGCTCCGAAAAAATTGTCGCAGGCGGATAGTAAAAAGTTTATGGAAACGGGAGAATATTTTGGGGAGATCCCACCTTTTGATGATAACACTATACGCATTAAAGGCGTTCCAATATCTATAATTCCCGGTGCAAAAGAAGGTACTTTTTCAATCTTTGAAACCCCTGAAATGTTTGGTGCTCGATTACTTAGTGATGTTGCAGAACGCCCCGATTTCTATTTTGTACAGCGAGAAATTCCCCGCACTGACCAACAGATTGAAAAATTTGAGCAAGAATTATTCAACCAAGCCCAAATAATGAGATTTACAAAAGAAAAAGGTTTGTGGACTTCCAGCGACCGGGCGTGTGAAGTGCCATTTAGGTGTGATTTTAAGGATATTTGTTATGCAGGAATAGAACTTGGGCCGGATGATGTGCCGGAAGGGTTTGAGAAATATGAACCAAAATAAAAAGAAAAATGAATTAGAGCGGGCTAAATGGATAAAATATTTTGATAGTATAAAAGCTCATTTAATATTAAATAAGTTAAGAGGAAAACATGAACCAAAATCGGAGGAAAATGAAAATGGCGAAAGCCCCACTACAGAAAGTTAAAAAACTGGCACCCCCACCACCTACTAAAACTGTGAAGCCGAAAAAGATTTATCAACTTGAGGCTTTAGGTGATAAAAATCGTGGTGAAAAAATAATTGAATATGGTATTACTGGTATGGGTAAAACCACACTTGCTTCACTTTTACCAAATGTCGCTTTTCTATCACTTGATGGTGGTGCTGATAAACTCAGACACCCTATTACTGGCGAAAAATTAAAAGGTATAAATATCGAAACTTTCGCCGATGTTCGGGGAGCGTTACAATCTAATATATTTGATTCTGTTGACACTATTGTAATTGATCATATTACCGAACTCCAGCATCTTGCTTTAGATTACACTTTTCAAACTATTCCAAAAGATAAATCAACTGACAAGGCCAAAAACATTGAAGATTATGGTTACCACAAAGGCTACCGCTATTGGTACGACACAATGCG